TTCAAAATCAAAACCTTGGTAACGGGGAGTTTTCTCATATAAACATATTTTTTGAAATTTCACATGTAAACAGGGGGGAGGTTGGAAAAAATGCCAGAAAAAAAGAAACAATCTACAAAAAAGTCAACTAAAAAAGATACCTCAGTTAAAGATAAGGACATAAAAGTAAAAAATAAGAAAGAAACAGTAAAAGATGATAAGAATAACACAGAAATAGTTTACCAAGACAATGAAAATAATAAGGTTTATCTTGATTTAAAACAACAACTAATTGATAAAGGTAATTACTCTCCTTATACAGAAGACTTATTACAGCAATATATGACTTTTACATATATTGAGGAAGCTCTAAATCTTGATATTAAAACAAGAGGAGTTAGTGTTTATTGGTCTAATGGTGGTGGACAAGAGGGTTGGAAGAAAAATGATAGCATTACAGAATTAAATAGAGTAAATTTACAAAAAATAAAATTACTAGGATATTTAGGAATTAAAGCACCAAAGCCCGAAAAAGAAGCGGGTGAAGACGAATATGAAGTGTAAAAAGTACAAATATAATAAATATATAGACAAATGGTTTGACATAGTTGAAAATGAAGAAATAAGAGTATGCGAAGAACAAAAACAAATGGTTGCATGGCTAAAAAATAAACTAGATACTGAAGATATAATAATAAATGATGAAGAAATTGAAAAAGCTATTGTAACAAAAGAAAAGTGGTTTGATTATAAACTACTTGATTGGGAAAAATTTCTTGATGCATGTGAATATGGATTGTTTTATAAAGATGGCTCATTAGTATTTAATGAGTTTTTTATTATGGCTGGAAGAGGCTTTGGAAAAGATGGTTATATGGCTACAGAAATATTTTATCAAACAACTAAGCAACATGGAATAAAAAATTATGATATTGATATTGTAGCAACTTCAGAAGAGCAAGCTAAGATTTCTTTTACAGATGTACATGATATGATAGAAGATAATCCTAAATTAAAAAAAGCTTTCGATTGTACTTTAGAGGTAATAAAAAATAAAACGACAAGATCAACTATAAAATACAATACAAGTAATTCAAAGACTAAGGATAGCAAAAGACCAGGACATGTATTTTTTAACGAAATACATGCTTATGAAGATTATAAAAACATTAAGGTTCATACAACTGGTGGTGGAAAAAAGCCAAGATTTAGAGTTACATATATGACAACAGATGGAGATATAAGAGATGGTGTTATCGATGATTATAAAAAAGAAGCTAAAGATGTTTATAGTGGAGTTATAAAAAAATCTAAAACACTATTTTTTATATGTAAATTAGATAATGAAGAAGAAGTAAAAGACCCTAAAAATTGGATTAAAGCAAATCCATCTTTAATTGAATTTAAGGATTTAATGGAAAATATGTTGAATGAATATCAAAAAGCACAAAGAAGGCCTTCACTATTTCATGATTTTATGACAAAAAGAATGAATATTCCTCATCAAGATGAAACAAGAGTAGTGGCTAAATGGGAGGACATTGTGGCAACAAATCAATCTATTCCAGAATTAAAAGGATTGTCTTGTATAGGTGGACTTGATTATGCAAGTGTAAGAGACTTTTGTGGTGTAGGATTATTGTTTAAGAAAGATGGTAAGAAAATATGGGTATCTCAAACATTCATAAACAGAAATAGTCCACATTTATCATTAATTAAGAAAGAAGTACTGGAAGAAGCTGATTCTAAAGGTGAAATTATATGGATAGATACACCAACTATTCCACCTGAAAGAGTTGCAGAATGGTTTATAGAAAAAATGGCACTATACAACATAATAGCTATAGCTATAGATAAAGTTAAAGCAAATTATTTTATAGAAGCATTTAAAAAAGTGGGTTTAACCGTTAGAAATGCAAGTAATAAAACTGGTGAAATTGTTATTGTTAGAAGTGGTGAGTTTACAGATACAATGGTTTACGGAGTATTAGAAGATTGGTTCGCAAATCATAATTTAATATTTGGAGATAGTACATTAATGCGTTGGTATGTAAACAACACAGCAGTAGAGCCAAGAAAGAATGGAAATAAGGCATTTATAAAAATAGAACAGCAAAGTAGAAAAAATGACGGCTTTATGGCTTTAACACATGCTACTAGTATTCAAAGTGAATTAGAAGAATCTCAAACAATAGATGAGGATTATTTAAAAACGTTTATGAAAGCTTATTGAGAGGAGGGAAAAAACTTGAGTTTTATAGAAACAGCAAATGATTATATTCACAAATGGTTTAATAAGAAAAATGAAATAATATTATCCGAATGCATAGATTTAATAAATGATACTTGCTATAAAGAATTAGGATTACAGAAAGCAATTTCACTTATAGCAGGTTCTTTTATTTCAACAAAAATACGTACGTATAAAGAACATATAGAAGTTCAAGGAAATTTATATTACAAATTAAATATTTCACCTAATAAAAATCAAAACAAGTATGATTTCTATTATAAGTTTATAAATTCACTAATAAGAAATCAAGAAGCTCTTATTTTTGAAATTGATGGAGATATATTTGTAGCAGATAGTTTTTCAAAACACAAATTAGCACTTAAAAATTATTGGTTTGATAATATTGTTTTAGATGATTATCCATTGAAAGATAAATTTTATATGAATGATGTTATGTACTTTTCACTAAATAACGAAAAAATAAAAGGATTAATCAATAGTATAAATAATAATTACTCAAGAATTTTAACAGCTTTTGAAAATTCATATGTAAGAAATAAATTCAGAAAAATTATTGTAGAAATGGACACAACATCTAATTTAAGAGATGGTGAGGAAAATAAGACACAGAATTTAATAAATGATTTAATAAAACCGTTTATTGAAGGTGATAGAAATGTATTATCATTACCTAAAGGATTTAAACTAATCAACCTAGACGAGAAAGTAAGTAAACAAAATGATTCAATATCAGAAATGACGGATGCAGGAAAGGAAATATTTGAAAAAATTGCAATAATATTTGATATTCCAGTTGACTTACTTTATATGAACAAAAACGAGTTAAAAGAACAACAAGATATGTATATGACACATGGATTTAAAAAATATGCAGTAATGTTTTGCTCTGAAGTAAATAGAAAAGCATATTCTAAATCACAAGTTTTAAAAGGAACTTATATGAAAATGGATCTAGTAACTACAGAGTTTATCAATTTATTAAAATCAGCAGATAGTTTAGATAAATTATTTAGAATAGGATTTAGTAATAATTTCTTGAGGGAAAAACTCGGAGAGGAACGAAGTACTAAAGAGTGGGCCGATAAGGAATATGTAACTAAAAACTATATGTCTGTTGAAGGAGGTGAGGAAGAATATGAAGAATATACAAAATCAAATAAAACAAATGACAGCAAATAGTGCAGACATTTACATTTATGGAGATATATATGATAGTTGGTGGGATGATGATAACTCTGCAGTTTCACTTAAAGACAAATTGATTGAATTAGGGGATATTAATGAAATAAATTTACATATCAACTCACTAGGTGGTGACGTTTTTGAAGGATTAGCAATGTTTAATTTATTAAAACAACATAAAGCAACAGTAAATGTATTTATAGATGGTATTGCTGCAAGTATAGCAAGTGTTATTGCTATGGCTGGTGATACAATTTATATGCCTAAAAATTCAATGATGATGATACATAATTGTTGGAGCTATGCATGTGGAAATTCAAAAGAATTTAGAAAACTTGCAGATGATCTTGACAAAATTATGGAAGCGTCAATTGAATCGTATATGTCAAAAGTAAATATTACAAAAGAGGAATTAAAAGAATTACTAGATGCAGAAACTTGGCTTACAGCACAAGAATGCTTTGATAAAGGTTTTGCAGATGAAATATTACCTATTTCAGATGATATAGAACAATCTGCAAGTAAAAGTATATTGGATTTAGTAAAAGAGAATCAAAATCTAAAGATGAAAGTTAAAAAGACAGAAGATAATCAACAGAAAATAACAAAGGAAAGTATTAAAACTATAGTAAATGAATCATTAGATAAGTTTACTAAAGACATAGAAAAAAGCTATGAAGAAATACTTGAAGGATTTCTAAAAGGAAATCAAAAAGAAAAGCCAGTAGGCTTATTTAATAAAAAAGAAGATTCAAAACCTAATGTGTTTGAGTCTTTTTTTAATGGAATTTTAAAAAATGAAAGAGAGGAAAATTAATTATGAGTATTAAAAATTTAAACAAAGAAGATATTAAAGAAAAGGCTTTAGAAGCTATAACAAATGGAAATACAGAGGAGCAAGCAGATGTAATGCAAGCATGGATGGAAATTGTTGCAGAAGAGGTTGCACAAAAAGTATCAAAAGAACAAGCTAAATTCAATGATGATACAATGATATTAACAAATAGAGGTGTTGAACAATTAACATCTGAGGAAGTTAAATATTTTGAAAAAGTTGCTGAAGCAATGAAAGAAAAAAATGTTAGACAAGCACTAACAGATTTAGACGTTGTAATGCCTACAACAACAATAAACAGGGTATTTGATGAATTAGAAGAATCACATCCACTTTTAAAGAAAATAAGAATTACAAATGTAACAGGAGTTACAGAAACAATAAAGAGAAATGGTGATGTAGAATCAGCATGGTGGGGACCTTTATGTGATAAAATTAAAAAAGAATTAGAAGCTGGATTCAAGAAAGAATCTACAACACTTTATAAATTAAGTGCATTCTTACCTATTTGTAAAGCTTATCTAGTTTTAGGACCAGCATGGCTAGAAAGATATATAAGAACTATTTTAACTGAAAGTATTAAAAAAGGATTAGTTTCAGCTATTGTATCAGGAACAGGAGTTAACCAACCTTTAGGAATGGATAGAGATCTTGCAGCAGCAAGAACACCAGGAGAGCCTGTACCACAAAAAACAGCAACTGTAATAAAAGATTTTGAACCAAAAACTTTAGGAAAAATAATTGCAAAATTAACTAACAATGGAAAAAGAGCAGTTACTAATGTAGATTTAGTAGTAAATCCAGTTGATTATTGGACAAAAGTATGGCCATTAACAACAACTAAAAATGCATTAGGTCAATATATAGCAAATCAATTTCCATTACCAGTAGATATTACTCAAGAACCAACAGTAGAGCAAGGAAAAGCAATTTTAGGTTTAGCTGAAAAATATGACTTAAATATGGGAATGAATCAAAAAATTGAGTACTCTGATGAATTTAGATTTTTAGATGATGAAAGAGTATACTTAACAAAACTATATGCAAATGGTGAAGCTGTTGATAACAATTCATTCCAATACTTAGACATTTCACAAGTTAATCCAGCTGAATAGGATGTGATTATATGACATATAAAGAAGTTCTAGAAATGAAACTTGGAGATAAAACCAAGGTTGATGAAGAATTTTTTAAGGAAGTCAAAAGACATTTACAAGTTACATGGGACGATGATGATACAAATTTAACAATAGCCGATCATATAAAAGATGGAGTTGAAGTGCTACAAGAAGATGTTGGCACTTCAATTGATTTTGATAAAGATGAAATTGCACGAGGATTACTAAGAACATATGTAAGATATGCATGGAATAAAAGTGAAGAATACTTTATAGAAAACAATTTAGAAAGAATTTTAAAATTAGAGGTTAAGTATGGAAAAGATTAATTTCGCAAGGACCAATAAAAATTACCACGAAATATATAATGATGGGATTTTATATTTTGGTAGCATAAAAGTTATAAAAAATGCAAAAAAAGAAAAAATTGGTGAAGAAATCTTGATAAAAGGAAAAAGGCCTTTTGCATACGTAAATATAAGAGATAATGACAATATAGAAGCGGATTCTTTAGGATATACCATTGATAAAAAAGTTAGAATCCCATTATCTCCTTTACCTCAAAATATTAAAGTTAAATTAAATGATAATGAAGATATTTATGAGGTTATGAAAAGAGATTCTGATGATAGAAAAAATATATATTTATATTTACAAAAATCAACCAACAAGAAAGATGGTGTTGAATAATGAATGACGAAAAAATAATAGAAGCATTAGAAACTTTTGAATTACCTGTTGGAAATAAAAGGATTTATGAAAATGAATTAGATGGTAAATATCATTACTTTATTTTTCGCAGAGGGCGTTTAAAAGATAATGGATGTGGAAGATATACAAGACAAATTTATATTGCGTATGTATATGAAGGTGAACAAAAAATTTCTGATTTTGACATAATAAATAAGATTAAAGATTTAGGTCTGAATTTTGTTGGAATGGAGAATGATGAATTTCAGTTGGCTAATACGAATGATTGGATTGATATGAATACATTTACTTTTGAAAGACCTGAAAGGGGTTAAAATGAGTTATAATGAAGCAATTTTTACTCTTGATAGTAAAGATTTAGAAAAATTACAACAAAAATTTGCTTTGCTACCTAATAAAGCTGAATATGAACTAAATAATTACTTTTGGAATGAAGCCGGAGACATTTTAAAAAGAAGAGTTATGCAAAATATGCCACGTTCCAGAAGAGATAAGTCAAATTATAGAAAAGGTCCAAAAACACATGCCAAGGATGATGAATCACTTGAAAAAATTACATATAACTTAGGAATAAAAGTGCAAACAAGATTAAAACCAAGATTAAAAGATTTTGGCTATTTAATATTTCCTGACGAAGGTAGAGGAAAACACCAATCAAGAAGTCAGGAGTTTTTCAATAAGTCTTTGGAAACAGAATCAGATAGATTAGAAAAAGGCTTAATGGAACATTTAAATAATAAAATAGAGGAGGAATTAAAAAATGGCACAAGTTGAAGAGTTTGAAGATTATAAAATTCAAGAAGGTTCAATACAATTTGAAGGAGAAACAGCTATAGGGTTTGGTTGTATTGGTACTTTAGATGGTACATCTAATATTGAAGAAGTTGTAAAAAGATGTGAAGGAGCAGTAGTTAAAAAAGCAAAAAGAATCACTGATTTAAGTGTAAATTTAACAGGGCACGCAAAAATACCAGCATCTCGAAAAATAATGGGATTAAGTAATGAAGGATTAAAAGCTGGAGTATATGCGTATGGTGCGG